AGTTACAGGCTTCTATTTTAGGAGGTAGTCTTGAGCAAACGTTAAAGCCTGTGCCGCCAGCAACCATGTTACTTTTTAACACAGGTTTTTTAGTGAAAGAGAATAGGCTAAACACGTAAACTTTATCATAGCTGAATAATGGACTATAGAACTCGACAAAATCGCCTTTTTGCTTGTGGTATTGGCTGACTTGCATTAAAGCGGTATTTTCTACTTTTGGCTCAAGATTCCACAAACCGATCCGTAATCCATCTTTTTCTTGGTTACAGATGCTTTGTGTGTTATCGTTCAACAGTTGGTGCCTCCTCTTGTTTATGGTTGGCAGCGTACATTGCCCAACCTAAAAAGAAAACAAACATGATTAATGGTAAAGCCAAGAGTACAATCCAGATACTGCGTTTATGTTTAGCCATGTTTTTCCCTCTCTCTTTTAACTCGACCCTTGTTGGGTTTCGTCCCGGTTGCAGGGACTCTTCAGGAGTTTTGTGTTGAAGCCTTCTCGTTAATCGATTAAGTGGGCGGTTCCGTCTGGGCAGTAAACTTTGTCGCCTTTTTCAAGTAGACTAAAACGTCTTTCGCAGTCAGATCGCCGCTGGGGGCATCTGTTGCAGTCGAGACTAAGCGTGTTTTTCTATCCTCCCAGAAACTTTGGCTAAATCCATTCTTAACTGCATAAAAGCGGCGGTTAAGTTGGCGTCAAAAGGTTTATTGTAAGCGTTTTTGCCGTGTTTAAAGTTTGGATTGATTTCACCTAGCCGATTGGCTAAGAGGTGTTTTTTGCATAGACAGACTTTGTTTTCTGGTTTTCTGTTGCTAAAATTTTTTGAGGAAATGTAAGTGCCGCAGACTGTGCATTTTCTGCTTGGGAATAATCCGCGGTGTTTATTTTGTATTGAGAAATGTGGCATTATGCTTTGACCTCCCAGTGCTTATTTTTTGGTTCTTGAATGTATGAGCCGCCGAGGTCTTCTACGAACTTGCATGTTTTAGCGAATAGGGCTGTTTCGAGTAGGTGTGTGGGTTTGATTTTCCAGACGCTGTTTTCTAGGGTTGCTGTTAGGTTGTCTGCCATTTCTTGGGGAAACTTGTTTAGGATGCTTGTTTGGGGTGGAGAGTTTGAGGGCTTTGAGAAAGGAGAAGGTGTTTGTGCCCGTGGCTTGCCCTCGCTCTCCATAGGATTGACTTGTTCAGTATACATGAAACCTGCGCTGAAGAAACGTTCTAGCTCTATGCGAAATATGGTGCGGATTTCTCGTTTTTGAGCCTCAGAAAAATCATTCATTTCCAAGTTACTCCTAAAATTCTTTTTGCGCCAAAAGCTACAGCGTAACCAACCAAGTAACCTGCAAGACTAAAGGCAAAAACTACCCGGTCCCAATTACTAAACAATGATTCAACATCAATGCTGAATATTATCGCTAATAATATTAGCCATGTGACTATGAAACCGCCTAGTATGATGAGTTGTATTTTTCGTGGTGGAAAATTTAAAATGAATCCTGCAAGCATCCCAAAAAGTAATGTTGATAAATAAATCATGTAGGTTTTGCCTCCACGGTTGGCTTGTTCAGCGGTCTACAATTAACGCAGTAATACACCCGTTTCAAACCGAACCCTGAACTGGAAGTAGCCTGCTTAACAGCGTATTTTGCGCGGGTAAACGCTGGAATCTTTCCGTTGCATAATGGGCAGGTTTGTTCTGTTTGTGGCGTTGCAATCTTCAAGTTTGCCTGTTTAGCTGCCCAGTATGTGTCGTTTTGAGTTTTCTGTTGCTGTATGAAGGTGGTGTATTTTTCGTATTCTGCTTTTGTTTGGGCTTGTTCGGCTTTGCGTTTAGCTTCAAAAAGGGCTATTTGTTCAGGAGACACATGCACGGTCAAAAGTTTAAGCCTCCATGTATGCTCTTGATTTTGCAGGGTTTTAAATCTTCACCACATGTGCCGTCTTTTACCCAGTTGCAGGGTAATTCGATAGTGTATCCTTGTCGGCATTTTGCGATTGTCTTGTGTGTCTGCATTATTTACCATCCCTGTGGCTTCATTGCTGCGAGTAGTTGGGCTTGCAGGTCATATCTGCCGTCTTTGGCTTTCAGGATAGATTTGAAAATTGCTTTTTTAACAGTCATTTTTAAGCCGCCTCGTATTCGGGTAGTTGTGCTTTGATGATTTGCTGGTAGAGTTCTCGGACTCGGTAGTCGTTGCAGAGGGTGCTTACTTGCTGGATTTTCGTGTTTTGTGTGGATGACAAAAGCTTAAGCCTCCCCTTTTGTTTTAATGATTTTTTCCCGGATGGCTTCGCGTATGAAGTCGATTTCGTTTATCCAGAGTTTGTATTTTTGAACTATCTCAGTGACTTCTCGGTATAGATCTTCGCTGATTCTTGCTGCTTTATATTTAGTCACTTTTCATTCACCTATGACTCATAGGTGTGTCAGGTAATATTTAAAACTTTTCAATATGTACACAAACAAACATAGGTACTGTATTAAACCTATGAGTTAACAAAGCAAAGTTTTTTAAATGAAAAAATCTATACTACTTTAAGATGCATAAAAATGCCTCAAACAGCCACAGCAAATGATAAGGAACGAAAAACAGTCAGATTGTTAGAAGGCATGATGAATGAGGTCGATCGCATTATAGAAAAATTCACTTTTTACGGCAATAGGCAACAATTTATTGAGTCAGCTATCCGTGAGAAGATTGAGAAAGTACGAGCATTTGAAGCAGGCATTCAAGACGCAAAGCGAGAGCATCCTTAACTAAATCATCAATACTATTATACTCTAAAAAAGGCAACCGCTCACATATTAAAGCAAAAATATCCTCATCAACATTTACTGTGACAGTTTTTTGCATTTTTTAGTTATCCCCTCTAACTTATCTTATTATATCATATTCCTTATAACATTTATTGTTATGAAGTACAACACACAGTACGTGAGAGGTAACAGTTAAAATGATTCATTTTCCCTGAAAAAAATTAAAGTGAACCCGCCCCTTCAGGCTTAAACTGCAACCGCCCAGCTTTTGCAGCCTGCAAAAACGCTTTTATAACATCCAAATCATCATCACACAACTGCGGCTTACCCTCATTAAACCCTGCACCCAAAAACTGCAAATCCCCCAAAGCCTCCCGGTACTTAACCCTCAACTGCTCCACACACGGCTTACTATAAGGCGACTCTTCACCGCTAACCTTTCTGCCCTTAACCTTTTTAATCCAATTCGGCGGGCAATCTGCAGCCTCCAACGCCGTCTGCGTTACTCGCCGCCCATCATGCGTACTGAAACCTACCCCGCTACGCCGCTGAATCTCGCCAATCGCCTCAGAAATCCCGTGTTTACCCAACCTTTTGCCAACATGACCGCCAATATCCATAAACACGTAGCTGTCACGTTGCCAAATAAACCCAAACGTACGAGTGTACCAGTCCCTGTATTCAATTAGTGCCTTCTTTGTTTCTGGAGTAATAAACGTCAACTGCTTAGTGCCCTTATACTTACCCCTGTTATGTCCCTTCAAAAACTCGCCCCCAATCATAATATGCGGAATCTCCTGCTGCATCCAACCGTCTTCAAACATGTTAAACCGTAGACAACTTAAAGTTTCAAGCGCAATAGCACTGCATAAAGGCACCATCATCAACGCTTTATCTCTTGGCGTATAACACGCCTTATACAAAGAGAAACGTTCTTCTTTGCTAGGTATCCGCTGCGGCTTCTGCGTTGTATACTCAACTTTGCCCGCCTGCTCCAAACGATGATAATTTTTAGTAAAAAAACCCCTCACCGTATTCGCAATATTCCACTTGCTGCATTCAGGCATATCAACTTCTTCAATAGTGAAGCGATCCAGCAGCCTTTCAGCGTCAACGTAATGTACGGGGTCAGGATTCATCTTTAACTTTATAAGGTCATCAGGCAATAATTTACTCCATTGACAATAATAGTATAGGTACTGTGCTTTGCGGTCTTTGTCACTGTTTAACTTGGCGATGTAGGTGCGTGAGGACTCGTAACTGTTGGCCCACTTTAGCGCCTCTGATGGACTGATGATGAAGCGGTTAGGTTTCCCGTGCAACTCAATTCCCGTTCAATCTTAGCTGGCGTTTGCATATAACATTTGCTAGTAATCCAAAAGGTTTAATTGAACCATCGTTTTTAAGCAGAAAGGTTACTTATTTCTTTGCTTCGAATTCTATTCAAGGACTCCCTGTAAAGTATGGGCGAGTTTTGCGCATATTATAAATACGGGTAACCGTATAAGAATATATTATGTCAAAGAAACTAACTATCCTCTTGCCTGACGAATTAGATGAACAATTCAGAAATGCTGTTTTCAAAAAATACGGCTTGCATAAGGGAGGCATTACGGTGGCTGTAGAGGAAGCGCTTAAAAACTGGATAAAAGAAAGGGACGAGGAGTTAGAATAATGAATAAAACAGAGCAAAAAGCCCTTGAATATTTGAAATTGAAGGGTGCCAAACAAATTCAATTTAACTCTCATAACACTATTGATTTTACAACTGACCTTGGATTATTTGAAGTAAAAACATCTGTCAATAAAGGAATAATGTTTACATTCAATCAAATAAAATTTCTCAATGGAAACTCTCAAACAGAAGTTCATTTCTTGGTTTATGAACAAAATACTGACACTCCTTTAGAATTATCCTTTAAAGAATTAAAAAAACAATTTAAAATATGGTTTGCGTCTCCTAATAATCCTAATTTCACAACTTTGGGAATTCGCAAGGACACTGCGTCGGAGCTTATAAAAATTAAGGGTGAGTTGCAGGCGAAACGGGGTCAAACTGTTAATCAGGATGATGTGGTGCAGGAACTAGTTAGGTGTTGGAGAGACAAGAAATGAGTGAAAGGAAGCCAACCATAATGAAAAAGGGAAGCATGACGTTATCTGTAGACGAGGGCGAAAATGTTTGTTTAGGCGATCTTATTCAAACTTCAACAGGCGAAACATATAAAGTCTCAGCTATAGACGCAAAGTATGTTTTCAAATCTAAACGATTTGCGCGTTTACGGAATTGGCTTTTATGGTGGAAGTCTCCGCTTGGTTCTCTTAAGGTTGTTTATTATGTAGTTCAACTTGAAGAAAAGTGAGGCTTGATGTATTTTGTCTAATGAAGAAGACAAGAAAACAATTAACGACGTCTACAATACCACTGATAAAGTCGCTTATTTACGCTTAAACAATGTAATCATAAAAACTGTACTTGTGCCAATAGATCAAGAAATCTACAAAATCCAATCTACAGGTTACCCTGTTACCGCAAAAATAATCACCCCTGAATCTTTGCCTGAAAAAATTAAATTATACTCTTTAGTATTTGCTGAATCTGGACAAGCGCATTCTCAAGGTAATACTAAATATTGGTTCCAGAGCTTTTTTGATTTTGTAGGAGTTGAACCCCATGAGTGAGAAGCAAGAAGGCAAACTCTGCGAAGCAAAAACGTTAAGTGAAATTCTTGAAAATCGCGGAATTGAACCAAAACAATTTCTTAACCCGTTTCTAAAAGATAAGTTTGTTGAATTTGCTATTTTAGACCAAGCAAAAGCAGATTTGATTTCACGAATATGTGAACTCTGTTACTGGGGTAATGAAGGTCAATGTAGCGGAAAAAACGGGGCGATTTATATTAAGCAACCAAAAGATTGTCCTTTGCGAAAAATCGAGAAATGGTTTGGTGAACAACAATGACTGAAAACAAGAAATTTGATATAAAAAAACATTGGCCCACAATCAGAGACAGTATGATATTCGATTTAAACCAAATAACTGCAGAAGACATCGAATCACTTAGTATGACAAGAGGGTTATATAGTTTAAAAATTGAGGTTTATTGCAAAATTCCTGAGAGTGAGAAAATAAAATGAGTGAAAAGAAACAAGGTGAACTTTACCGTAGAATACATGAAGCGAACACTGGCTCAATAGAGTATGATGGAAACGAAAATCCTTCAAACGCGCCTACACAGGACTATAAATTTGATGAGGTTTTGGATGAAGCAAAAGCAGAACGTCCTTTTCCTAAAGCAATCAAGTATACAGGTAATCTTAAAAAAGTCTATGAAGCTGAGGAATTAAAAAACCTTCGAAAGTATGCAAGTGATGTTCATAAATGGTCTTTGAAATGGTTTGGTGAAAAATAAAGTATCAAACAATACAAACTGTCCTTTTTTATATAGTGCCCGTATTTTTTAGCGAATACTATTTATATCACATCAAATAATATACAAAGTGCTTACACTCAAGTAAGCCTAACGTTCGCCCAGCGCGAACATGATTTTTAAGCATTCACCCTCGATGGTGAATCAATCACGCAATCCACAACCCCTCACAAACACCCTTTTAATCTTTACATCACCCTCAACCTATTCCCCAAATAAACATTAAAAAACAGTGAAGGAACCAAAAATTGAAGTCAAAAAAGAACAAACTCAAAAGCCTCCTGCGGCAAAGAGAATACGAACAGCAACAATCACTAAAGGAACAAAAAAAAGAAGCAAAAAAAATCTTGTTCGCAGAAGCCTACAACGACCCCGAAAAACATGAAATAGTCTCAAGGTCAACAACCAATGAGCTTCTTACTGAAATGGGCAAAAAGTTTGACCCCGTCATTAATTGCGCTGTGCCAGACGTAGAGAAAGGCTTGATTCTCTTAAATGATTATGGTCATGGATTATTTCAGAACAATTTTGCTGGAGGTGTAAACTAAATGGATACATGGAAAAAAGTTGCAATATTACTAGTGTTAGTTGTCATACTTGTAATTCCCTTAACGCTGTTAGCCATAGACTATAATGGATGGGGAACAAGTCTAAGCAAATCTACAGCACCCGTCACAGTTGGAATTCACAAATTAGGCGAAGTTATCCCCTCTGCAATGCTAAACAACGGCTATATTATGATCTTATGCTATGCATCAATTCCCATTCTCATGTTTGGCTTTGCTGTTGTTTACTGGAATCGCGACTGGGGCGAAAAATTGGGGCAATCAACAGCGCCTAATCCAGCAGCCGAATTTGATAATACAATGAAGCGGGAACCAGACGAGCCAGAACGATCAAACGTAGCAACACCAACAGCAGTGGGTTAGTGAAAAACTATGAGTCAATTCTTAAAAAAAGCAGCACAGTTACTGCCTAAAGTCACTAGAGAACTGGCAGGCGCAAAACCCATAGACATGATGGGTGACTACCGCAAAAACTACAAATTCAAAACCAAATTCGGTTTACTTGGACCCGTATCAGCAGGCAAATCAACCTTATGCGCCGCCATAGTTGAAACATGCGAAGACCAAAGCGCAGTTGTCGCAGAGTTTTATGCACGAGTCTTACCCAGCAGCAGCAACATCTTAAAAGACGCTAACCGACTCCGCAAAGGATATTTTCCCGAAAAAACTGACCCCACAACCCCGCAAGCTCCAGAAGCAGGCTTACTAATTAGCAGAAAAGGCATGTTAAGCAACAGTGGTGTTCATGTACCTATCTGTGACGTTGCAGGCGAAGTTAGTGATTACCTCTGTGACACAGGACAAGGCAACACTCCAGCCGAACGAATCAGAAGCAGAGAAAGCACAGTAAACCGAGTAGTTATAGACACAGTAAGAGATTGTCAAGGCTTCATAATTGCCCTCGACGCAAACGACGCCATCATGTTTCAAGAAGGCGACCACGACAACGACGTTTACATGCACAGCGTATTAACCAACACTTTCGAATGGCGCAGAAGAAACAATAAACCTGACCCCCGCGTCATCGTAGTTTTAACCAAATGGGACCAAGTAATGACCCGCGCCAAAGACTTGCAAATGGATGCTTACGACGGCGAAAACGGATTACAACGCTTCTTAGACAACGGCTTCCCTTCACTGAGCATGCTACTGAAACCTTTACGTGACAAAGGATACGTGAGATTTTTCCGCAGCTGGTTTAAACTTGCAAAAGACGAAGAAGGCAACACAAAATTCTGGCCAGGCACAACTAAACCACAAATTAGCATCATCGAAAACGAACGCAGTTACATCCGTTTTAAACCTGACTTTTCACAACCGGACTACATTGAATTAATAGAACATATAGGATCATTTGGTTAACATGAAAGTTGAACGCATACTCTACGGAATGCAGACAGGCGACGGCAAAATAGAACTGCTAAAAACATCTGGCGTAAACAGCCTTTTAAGCTTCAAAAGCCAAGACCTCATCCGAAACTTGAAGCCGAAAGACAGCGGTAAATACTTGTGGTTTAAAACAGAGCAGACAATCGCATACCCCGTAATAATTGAGGTTGCAGACAAAGACCCTAAACATGGCGGCAGAACATGGGTGCAAAACCAAACTTTCTTAATTAATATCCATGAGTTTCTTTCACATATTCTAAATAATAGTTTTAACCCGTTAGAAGCGTACGTTTTGCCTGAACAAGAAACGTTCCCCGAACAGTTTGACCCAATAATCATTTAGGTTAGTAGGAGAGTCTTTGGTGAGTGAATACAAACTTGACTACAAAAACATTGCGTTCTACATCATCATCATAATCGCTATTGTATTCGTCACCATGTACTTTTTGAATGTTTGGTGCTTCAAAGACAACGTAACCTTACTATTCAGCAAAATTAGTTTGCCAAAACTGCCAGAAATAAACCTGAACAGCCTTATATCATGGGCAACACAAAACACGGCTTTAATCGGAGTCGTCGCTGGACTTGGAACCACCGCAATAACATACTTCGTTAAAAACTATCAAACCAACAAACTGCTTAACCAATCTAACACGTTACTTACCGAAAAAATGGATGAAATAAACCAGACTCAACTAACACTATCAGCCGCTGAAGCAAAAGCCAAAAATTTGGAAGATCAATTAAACGTTTTCAAAGATGACACAACCGCTGAGGAGCTACAAAAACGGTTAAGTTCTTTATCAAGCGAAAAAACGCAACTGGAAGCAACAATTTCAAGCATACAAAGCCAAAACCAGCAGTTAATGAATGAAATAAAAAATAGACCAGTCCAAATAGTAAAAGAACACGTTTAAAGTGAAAGTAAATGTCAAACGCAGATAACAGCGGAAATAACGCAAACGAAACCTTCTTCAACGTGCCAGAGTCAAAATACTTCTTTATTTCGCGCAGTCACCAAGGCATTGCAGTTCACAAAGGCTTCTTTAAATGGTACAGCCTAACTTTAGCCTTATTCTTTTCTATTTCAACAGCAATCTTGTGTTTAACAAATTGGTGGCAAACCGCAGCGGTAATGATTATAACCACCTTGTTCCTAGGAAAACTTTGGTTTATTGGCTGGCCTGCCGTGTTGATTTCGATACCAGTTTTTTACTTTTGGTATAAAAGGCGACAAGCGCGTTTGCTACGTGAACGCAAGAGTCGCCGTGAAATGCGGCGTAAATTAGCTTTTCTTAATAGTTGATGGGGGTGAAAAATAGAAATGATGAAAAACACTAAAGCAGTATCAACAACTTTACTTGTTCTCATAGTTATCATTATCATTGTTGCTGTAGTAATTGGCATCGCTGCTTCAATCGGTTCAGAACCAACAGTAACCAGCGACGTAACCGTTTACATTGACACTGTACAGCAAACAGGCAACTACACGCAACCCCAAACACTTGAATGGGGCAACGTAATTGCAGGCAACGTCTATACCAAAAACTTTACAGTAACTAACACAGGTGCACAAAACCTTACCTTAATGCTCTTAACCACAGAACCGCTTGGCACCATTCAAACATGGGCCTACAACAATAGCCTCTTAGCACCTAACACTTACGCGCAAGGCAGCCTAACCCTAACATTATCAACTTCTCCCTCAACTGGAGCATACACTTGGAGACTACTTGCAACCAACAATACCGCGGCACAGCCAACACCTACACCAACACAAACAGCAGAAACACCAACCGAAAAACAGTTCACACTAAAGTTAGACCCTAATTACGGCATGGGCATCAAAAACATTACAGTACAAATCAACACCGACAAATTCACCATAATGCCAACAGACTTTGACTTAGGCAATACACCAACATACAGTTTCATGTCAGGCGACACTTTAAGCTTCAAAGCTAACGCGCAAGACGGCTACATTTTTGATTCATGGATGCTAAACGAAACTATCCCAAAAAGCAGCAACCCATTAATTATGCAGAATCAACAGGAAAACGTGACTTTGACAGCCCGCTTTTTCCTTGTAACAGAAGAGGTTTAAGGTGGTGAAATAATGAATCAGAAAATAGTGGCGGTAATCATAATTGTTCTTGTAGTATCTTTGGTTGTTGGCGTAGTCTACGCGGTTTCTTCTTTAACTTTAACCAGCAACGATTCAGACCCAATCACTCCAATGCCTCTACCAACAGTAACGCCTACAGCATCGCCTTCTCCTTCGCCATCACAAATTGAATACTTATTAACGCTTGCATGGAACACAACCACTCCCTACCTGGGAGAATCCGTACAGTTCACAGCCACATTAACCCCGGCAACCGAGGACGTGACAGTTTTTTTCTACCGCAAAAGCCCAACTCAAACATTACTTGGTAACGCAACAACAGACGTTGAAGGTAAAGCAGTCTTTAACACTTTGCCCTTAAGCAATGAAGCAGCTAAAGTTTTTAATGCAAACTGCACCTTAACAATTCCATAGGCGTTTTAATTGCCAAAACCCTCAACCATCATCTTTTTTGTAGCATCAATTATTATTTACGCTTTAATCCTAAACACACTATCCCAACCCATCCAAGAAACAGAGTCACCTATAACGGTAACTCCAACCTTGACCATTTACAAAGACGCAGAATGCACACGTAACCTGACAAAAATCGCTTGGGGCACCCTATACCCAGCCACAAGCAAAAACGTTACGTTCTACATAAAAACCAACATTCCGCAATCGGTGACGGTGACAAACAACAATAATATTCCATACCTTACACTTCCACAGCTTAACCTTGGTGTAGTCAATCCAGAACAACCCGCACAAGCCACATTAACCTTAACCGTTGCCCCAAACGCATCAGCTTGCATGTTTCAAATAAAAATTTGGGTGACTGGAACTGCCTAAACAGGGATATGTAGAATCGTACAGGGGTTTCCAGATTTATGTTGTTCAGGACGCGTACTTAACAAGCAGTGGCAAACTGGTTGCTCGGTATGTTGCTGTTGAGCCTGTTATGCACTTGTTTGTGGATGGTGTGGATTTGCCTGATTTAAAAGCAGACATAGACGAATCATATCGGTAAGAGGTGAAAAATCATGTGTGATGTTATCTGTCAATTTAAAGATAAATGTACAAGCTACTCGCAAAGATGCGAAACATGCAGTAATAACACTGGCAAAAAAAACTATTATATTCCCGTACCGATAGCACCCTATTACATTCCTTGGTATGGAATAAGCACTTCAGGGAACTATTACACTCAAGGAACTTATATCGTTCCTTAATTCTATAAGGGTCTTCTTGACACTTGCCTTCCCTAAGCCAAAAAGAGCACGTTTCATTCTGCAACTCAATCCCTTTCTAGTACGGCTTACAAAGCAAGCAAGAAAAAGAACCCCTTAAACCAAAAAGTTGATAGATATGGCGAAAAAAAACATTTGCGACACAACATGGTGTTACGCGCCATGTCCAGAATTCGAAAAATGTAGCAAGAAAATAAAGAAAAGGTTGGATAAAATATGAACACTGTAACCTGTTCTTATTGTGGCAAAACATACAATCCTGACACAGAAAAGCATGAATCAACATTTAGCACAGAAGCACCTAACGGTAAATGGTTAGGATGTAGTACAGAAAAACTGAGCATTGTAGACAAGTACTATGGATGCTTAGATGAAATGATTTCAGACTTAAACAATCTGACAGATAAAGACTTTGACATAGGGCGGTAAGTAATGCAGCATCAATCCCGACTCCACAGACTCAAAGAGTATTTGCTCAACCACTTAACATTCACCATAGAAGACGAGCCAGCACCCACAAACGTTTCTTACAGGGTGACAACGCAGGTTCAACATTGGAGCAGCGTGTATGTGCAGCATGTGGCTTGTGAGTTGTCGGGGTACAGTTTTACAGTAAACCAATTCTGAGAGGTAAACCAAAATTGAAAGTAAAATACACTTTATTATCAACAATTGAGGAAGATAACACACAAACAAAAAAGTACGGTCCAATGTGTCCTGTGCCAACCATTTATGGTACAGTTGAAATTGAAGGTTCAATAGAGTATTGCGAAAATTTGAAGACTCTTATCGAAACTAAATATCGCATTGAATAAGCGATAGGTTCTTGGTGTTGAATCCCCATTTTATCCTGCACTGCGCCTTCGCGGTCTCGGATACGTCGGGGCACCTCTTAGGCGAAGTAGACAACACTCTAACATGTAAATAATACAATAAAATATATAAATTTACCCATAAAAAACAATATTTCATAATTTAACCGAGAGCTAAAACGATTATTAAACAAGGAACCTGTAAAAAATGCAAGAAAATGTCCCTGAAATGTCCCTCAACACACAAACACTTCAACGTCTACCAAAAATAAAACAGGGACTGCGAGAAGGCTTATCCAGAACCCAAATAGGAGAAACATGTGGAGTAACAGAGAAAACAATAGACAGAGACATGCAAGTATGGGTGCAATCAGGATTCTTTGAAGTATGGTTAAAAACCGAGTTCGTAGGACTCTACAGCCACGTAGTAGTTGCAAACCCAGTAGCCGCTTACAAAGAACTCGCAAAAATTATAGCTAAGATGGTTACTCAAAAACGCGAGTTAACAGTAGATGAAACTTTAACAGAAAAACAAGTTGTTGAAATTGACCTGTCAAAACTTAGTGACTCCGATAAACAAGCTCTCGACACCGCTGCGCGAATATTGGAAAGCCAGAGCAAAAGAGAACTTAGTAATCTTCACTGAACAAATTGGCTACAAAAATGCGCCTTTTCACATTGAATGGTACAGTAAACTAGAAAATCAATTTAGCCCATTAAAACTGTATCCAGACCGACTAAAACACTTGATGCAGTTCTGGCCCCGTGGACACGGCAAAACAGAGTGCACCTCAATCAATTATGTCTCATGGCTAGTCGGCAACTACCCAGACATACATATTAACATCGTCACTAAAACAGCGTCTTTAAGCGAAGAAATCCTTTTAGCCCTAATGACTCGCATGGAGTCAGACGAACATTACATAAACATTTTTGGCGAACTTAAACCTAAAGACGCAAGGAAATGGACTACTAAAGAAATCATAGTTAACCGCCATGAAATCAGCAAAAACCCTACTATTAAAGCAACAGGATTAATGGGTCCAATCACAGGCGGACGCAGCGACTTGGTCTTAAAAGAAGACATTATTGACGAAGAAAACGTGCGTACTCCACTGCAATTTGAGAAAGTTTTAACGTGGCATGACAAGGTTTTGATGCCAACCTTATATCCTTGGGGCGGCGACATCACAATTGGTACACGTTGGCACTATGCCGACCTATACGCGGAACTTATGAAGCATTATCCATGTGATGTGAAGAAAGCTATTATTCGAGAGGCAAACCCTGAACAAGGCATTGAGCCTATTGTGTTATGGCCTGAATACTGGAGTTACCAAAAACTTGTTGAGAAACGGGATGCAATTGGTAGCATCATTTTTGATTGCCAATACCAAAATGACCCAACCAGCATGGAAGGCAGCCTGCTTAAAGCTAAGTGGCTTCACAGTTGGGATGAACCAAACATTGACTCTTTCGGTGTATCCCTTTATAGAGCACCCGACTTTGACAGAATGCAACATTACCTAGGCATTGATCCTTCAATGGGTGAAGGTGACTACTTTGGCATAGCGGTGTTAGCTTATGATCCCCGTGCAAACAGGGGTTATCTTCGAGACGTTTTTGCCCAGCACCTTGATTTACCAACCATTCTTAAAACGAAGTTGCCTGAGATAATGCAGCTTTATAAGCCCTTAAAAATTTATATGGAAACAGTGTTTTGGCAAAAACTGTTAACTAAACTGCCTGAGTTGCAAGGCTACCCGATTGTTCCAATTCGAACAGTGAAGGATAAGGAAGCACGATTTATTCCCATGAGCAGCCACTTTGAAAGTAAACGTGTCTTAGTAAACCCGTTACTGCTTAATCGCAGTGAGTTTTGGACAGAGTGGGTTCAGTTTCCCCGTGGGCAACATGATGATGCAGTGGATTGTGTTGAGATGGTTGTTACTAAAACAGTTGGTTCAGGAAAAGGAAGAGTGAGCTTCGTTTGAAACTACAATTACCAAGATTCCTACGTGAAGACAGCCGATTGTCACCGCATAACCGCAAAGTTACTGAAAAGTATAAAGCAGCCTACGACCAATCAAGCAGCAGCAAACCAGCCCGCAAAACCTTTTGGCAAGGACAATTCAGCTGGCGACAACGATGCAGCCACTATGACCAAATCACAGACCAATACTCACTGGCAAAGGTTGCGCCATTCACTCTAGCAGGACTCGTAACCGCGCAAGGCGTATTCTTTAAACCCGCAGAAAAAAAGCCCCAATCCAAACTCAAAAAGTCTGAAAACAGCAATCTTTCTGAGCAGGAAACACAAACCTACGCGCTTGCAGAAGAAGCCTGTTACCGCGCAGACAAATTCAAGCGTGAACAGCAGGTAAACAGTAAATTCTATGAGACAGTTTGGCGGGCTGCAAAGTATGGCGGTTGCTTCTGGGAAATCACTCAAACCCCCACTTTCGGCTTTCGCATTCCACCGCTGCAAGAATGCATCGAACCCTACATGGCTGATGAGCAGGGCAACATTGTAAAGTGGCGGCAAATCGTTAACGGCACAGTAACCGCTGAATGGACCAGTGAAGAGTTAATACTTGTTCCCTTCTTAGGTGTAGTCACGGCAACGTGGCCTTTTGCACCCAGCATATTCACAGGCTTAGAAACCGAACTGGAAATGCTCACTGGCATTGAAGAGTCAGCAAAAGATTATTCAGAGAAGCAGGCGTGGCCCTACGAAATTTTAGGATTAGGCGACAACGAGAATCCAGTGGATGCAGACGATTACGAGTCAGCGCGTAGTGAATGGAAAAACCGTAAGCCAGGTCAAGGCATAGTAACGAATGTTCCTACAACTCTTTTAGCTGGAGGCACAGGTTCAGCGCCCATACGCGAATTAGCAGTGCTATGCGAGTTGATGAAGGATAACGTGCAGGATAGCGTGATGATTGCACCCATTTCTAAACTGTATAATGCTACTGAAGCTTCCGCGAAGGAAATGACGAAGCACATAATGACTGTTTTGGGGCAGCCTATGCAGTGGCGAATCGCAGAGTACTTTGAACTGTACATTCTTAAGCCTTTTCTTGAATCATTCGGGTTTAGCCGTAAATCGTGTCCTCAAACAGTTTTTGAAAGTCCTGATGTTCATAAGAAGGAGGAGGGTGAATACTGGACTAGTCTTGTGAATGCGAAGATTCAGAGTCCAGTGCAGGCGTGTGACCATTTGGGGTTGGATTATGATGAGGCGTACTGGGCTGAAGAGAAGCAGAAGGAGCAGGAACAGTTTAACCAGCAGTTGCAGGCTAAAAAAGACTCGGCGTCAAATGGCGCTAACCCCAAAGAAGAGAAAGTGAAGGGTAAGAGTTATCAAGTAACAGAATTGTTTGAGGCGCCACACAAATAATGACTGAGCTTGAAATTATTAAACAAATTGGCACCCGACGCTGTTCTCACGGGTATATTTATCCTATTTATGAGTGGAGAGTTAAACCCGAAAAATGATTAACGCTGTTCTCGCTGTCCAAGCCGTACAAGAAGCACGCAAACGCATCCCAGACGAATACAAACACTTAAGCTACTTCGGCGCTTACGACTTATGGTATTACATTGACACCCCAAACACTACACCAGGACACTCTGAATGTGAAACCTGCATGCAGTTTAGGGCACACAACTTTGCAGGCAACCAACTGAGACAGTATTTTCCCGATTTAACCATTGAATCAGAGAACTTGATTTACCCTAATGTTCACATGACACTTTGGGGCACAGACACATGCAAATGCACTTTGATTCGTGTCACTGATAACCCCGACTTCAATGACCCCTCTAAAGTGTTGAGTTATGAAGGAGTAAAGATTGAACCGTATAAACCGAAAGATGACGAGGACGAGTAATTATGGAGCATCCAAGCTTAAACTTACACAAAAAAACGTTACCAACACCAACCGAGTTGAACAAACTAGAAGAAACCCTGCAATCCTTAAGCAAACGTTCAGAAGCACTCAAACAACTGCCCACAGCCATCATCGAACTTAACACGGACACATTAACAGGTTCACTTAAGGAGATTGTAGAACGCAACAACGAAACCATACGGTTAGCCGCAAAAGAACTGGAGCTTTCAAGAGGCGAATTCACGCAGGTTCTAGCAGGAATCGAACAGGTTCTAGCAGAGTTACAGCGGAAAAACAGTAATTTAGAGTTGGAACATGAAGTTTTAACAAAAATGAACAAGGCACTTCCTTAAACGGAGCATTCTTGGATGATGGTGAAGAAATGAGTGCAACTGTAACTTTTCAAGCCACAGACGGTGTATCCTCAACACTTAACACGGCAACAGGCGAAACTAAGCTTTCAAAATGGAATGATAAAGCATGGTTAAAACTTAATTCACCATTTACGCTGATAGGTTCAAGCAAGATAGGTGACAAGTACAAGCTGTCTTATGGTGAATATGCAGTTCAAGTTTACGATGTGCCTGAAGGGTTAGAATACGAAATTATCATAGGCAAAATACCTACATCAAACGTTTTTACGATTCCAGTGGCAACGCAAAACCTAACTTTTTATTATCAACCAGCTTTAACGCCTGCAGAAATAGTTGAGGGGTGTGTTAGACCTGAAAACGTTGTAGGTTCCTACGCTGTTTACCACACATCTAAACAGGGCGGCGAGTACGGAACAGGTAAAGCCTTTCATATTTATCGTCCTTTAGTGACAGCGGCAGATGGCAAAACTATATGGGGCATCCTAAACTTTGACGGCGCAAACCTTACTGTAACTGTGGATTCTGCATGGTTAAGTAAAGCAAAGTATCCAGTGATTGTTGACCCCACATTCGGATACACAACAAAAGGTGGAACTGGTGCTCCAGGATATGACACAACTGCTGCAAAAACTCTTTTTACAACCACTGAGGCTGGTACTGTTACATCAATAAGTGTACATTATTTACCTGTCGGAGTGGAGGCTGTTGATTTAGGATTGTATGATGGCACAACATTATTAACTCGCGCAAGTGCCGCTACTATTGTTGCCCCAAATACATTGAACACTATTGATGTTCCAGATCAAGCAGTTTTAGCATTGACGGCTTATGGACTTGCGTTTAAAGCAATCAATCAAGGTGCTGGTAGTTTTTATTATGATGTTGGTGACACTAATCAGTGTCAACGTAATTCTAATCTTAATTCAGGCGATAATTTGCCCGCTACTTTTACAGTGAGTAATCAGGTTGCTCGGAAATGGAGTATTTACGCGACTTACACAGCCACAAGTTCTGGGCAGCAATTATTCTGTTTACTAAATTGTATGGGATATTAGAGGCTAAAAAACATGGGTGACATTTTCCTTAGAAAGTACGGTGTAGAAACCATAATTCCTTTTTCACTATACAAGCTAGATGGTACAGGCTTAAAAGTTGATGCTGCAAGTGCATCAGGTGACATCACAGTTATTATAGATGAAGCTGCCGAAACATCATTAACCGCAGATGCTTTTGTGGATGAAGGTTCAAGTTATAGCATAACATTGTCAGCGGCAGAACTACAATGTAAACATGTAATTGTGCATGTGGTTGACCAGACAAGTCCGCAAGCTTGGCTGGATAAAACGTTAACTGTTGAAACTTACGGCAACGCTTCCGCACAACACATCTTTGACTTAGGCACTGCTACTCAATCGGTGAATGTGACAGAGATTGGCGGTGTTGCCCAGTCAGCCACTGACCTAAAAGACCTTGCAGACACAGGATACGACCCAGCCACCCATAAAGTTCAAGGCGTAGTCCTCTGCGATACAACCACAACTAACAGTGACATGGTCTCTTCTGCCACTATTGAGGCGGCATGTGACGCAAGCCTTGACAACGCTATCGGCGGCGCACCAACAGCGGGTTCGGTTGCTGAACGTGTGAAGGCGCTTGACGATTTAATTGCGGATAGCAAGTTGCCTGCGCAAATTAAGGGAACAGACAACATCGACTTTGCTGCACTGCAGAAAACCAGTTTGAATGCTGCTACCCCAGCCGTAACCGTGTCAGACAAAACAGGATTCAGCCTATCAGCCGCAGGAATAGACGCATTCTTTGACGAAACATTAACCGCCCACGCAACCGCAGACAGTTTAGGACTAGCAGTAAAAAACACTCTTAAAATCAAAAAGAACAAGCAAGCAATCGTTGGCACACAACTAATAATCTACGACGACGACGGTTCAACGCCACTGTACACTTTTGACCTTGACAGCGCCACAGCGCCAACCAGCAGGACACCTGCCTAATGACAACCATCCTAATTGATGGCTTCAACAGCCCTTATCTTTTAACGGAAGGCTACAGTTCAGCAACCCCGCCCCCAGCACCTACAGTCGTAACGTTTCCCTCTTCTTACATGAAACGCAGGCGACCCCGAAAGCCCAAGTTGCCGTTGCCACGTGATGTTCTTGAAAGTTTCAAACATTATTTAGAAATTAAAACCAGAGTAGGAGCATAATACAAAAGTGAATAACAGCATTCTTGAACCCTTCACAATACCCATCACTGAATGGAAAACAGTTGATGCAGGCAAAAACACCATTCGTATTAAAGGCGTAGCCCTTAAAGGCGATGTAGTCAGCAAAAACCAGCGCCTCTACGTGGCAAAGGAACTGATGAAGTCCACAAACACCTTTATCGGTAAACCCATCAACCTACATCACAACAGCCCAGACAATCAAGCCACCAACATTGGGCATATAACATGGATGGATTGGGACGAAACTGCTGAATTATTAACTTACGAAGCCGACATCACTAAGCAACCATACGTAAACATGATACGCAACAAAAGCACAGAAATCCGAGGCGTAAGTATCCAAGCCAACTTCTTACATAACCGCTGCCCTGACTGCAACACCAAATTCTACACCGAAGAAGATTTCAGGGGGCACATGTGGCAAAACCACTTTAAAAAAGTATCTGCTATTCCACATGGCATAATCGGCGAAGCCATCACTTTAGTTCTTAGCCCCGAAGTGCCAGGGTACAGTGGAACAACAGTTAATCTTGCCGAAATTCAAAGGCGAGAAACTTTACGGTTACTGGAAACGGTAATAAAAACAGAGGTTGAACGTGAAGAGTATATGAGTAAACTTAACTGCGGCGTGACGCCACGCCCAACTATAAGCGTCGGCAGTGTAGCCGAAGTTAAAAATCCACCTGATAAGGCAGAGCCTAAACTGGCTTCTGCGGAAGTAAAAGAAAAAAGGGAAGTGCCGCCTCAAAAGCCTGCTTTTGAACGTTTAAAACTCGAATATGACGAGGCTGAAGTAGTGCAAATAAGCAAGGCCCCGCCCCTTGGAGAAATCACAATTAAACCTAAAGAAACACTCACCTTAAAGGAATCCAAACTTACAGGTTTAAACGAGATAGTTTCAACAAAACTAAGCCTCGGCGAACCATTCGCGCAATACGAAAACTTTGAGGCCTGCGTAGCGGCAAATCAAGATAAAGAAAATCCTGAATCTTACTGTGGAAAAATAAAGCATGAAACAGAAGAAATTGTTAACCTTAAAGCAAACGTAAAACAGTTAACGGTTAAACTGAATGAGGTTGTGCAGGAGCTAAATAAGCCTGTTACGTTGACGTTGCCTGAAGTTAAAATGCCACAGGATGACTTAAGCTGGAAAGAGTCCATTGTGGATGTTAAGGAACAGGTTGAAGTTGAAATTGAAAAAGTTGCGGAAACCGTTAAGGCACTGCCGCAAGACGATCTTGGCTGGAAAAACATAAACCCCTATGATGATACGCCACTTAAAGAATTGATTGAATCATCAAAATATAATGATACTACAATTAAAGAGTTAATTGAAGCATCCAAATATGATGATGCCCAAATTAAACAGTTAATTGAAGCTTCACGTTTTAACCCGGCACCACTTGAGCAGAAAATTGGTGAAGTTGAAAACAAAATCGTTGAAGCATCCAAAACAGCAGAAGCAAAAATCGCTGAATTAACAACTACAATCCCAACTGCCTACAATGACCAATTACTCAAGGAACAGGTTGCAGCCATTAAACCATACGATGATTCAGCAATAAAAACAGAGCTTGCCCAGACAAAAGAGGCGTTAAAAGAAATTGCTGAATTAAAAGAAGCAATCGTTAAACAGAAACAAGACTTTGACGCTCTCTTAGAAAGCAGCGATAAATCAGTCAAAGAATACTTTGCCGACATAAAAAAGCAACGTGAAAGCGACCAGCAAAAAATCAAAGAATTAGAAGACAAAATACATGAATACGAGCAAAAAAAAGTGTCTGAAACCCAAACCCTAGAAGTCCGCGTAGATAACCTAGAAGACAAAATAAAACCTGCATACAAAGGCCACGGCAAACATGAAGTATCCGATAGCAAACCGTTAACGCATGACCCCACAACAGGGAGACCACGACAATGATAAGCCTGCAAGACGTAATTTCTAAGACACAACAGCAACGTAATGCTATACATGAATGTTTACAGCGGACAAGCGGCACTGTCGGTTGGCACCCAGAAGATGCTTCAATATACGATGGCTTAAACGCTGCTGACACCTACGAAGTATCCGAGTTTATGCGTAACATTAGCTTGGCTGAGTTGCTTGTTAAAGGTAGCTCTGCGCAGGGAGCAGACGACATCGTAGCTGCAAAACTCCACGACACCTTGATTTACGCTGCTAAAGACTATGACCTTGCACCCTTAATCGGCTACACTGTGACGAAGTGGGCAGGCAGCGATTTAAAAGTAAACATTGTCAAGGACGGTTCATACACGCCGAAACCGTTTGCTGCAGGCGCAAAACTGCCAGACGTAAACGCCTCATTCGTTTCCGCCACCTTAACGCCTGTCTCTTATGGGCTTCCAATTGTTGCAGGAAACGACATGATAGACGACAACCAGTATGGCTTGATTCAGTGGCATGTGGAGCAGGCAGGTAAAGCATGTGCCGAGTTGTCTTCGCAGTTGGCGTTGGCTGTGCTTCTGGCTCCTCCTGACGGGGATGGAACAGCAAATACAATCACTACAACCACGCAGGATAACACTACTTACCAAGAAGTTCTTGACGCTGTCGATGATTGTGGAGAAGACCAGTTTTCAGCCAACACGCTACTTTGCACAAGCGAAGCATACAGCCACAATATTCATTATGCAGAAGTTGCAGGCGGAACCGCAGGCGACTTTGGCGTAAGAAGCGCTGTGAATGCGGGTGCGCCAGCGGCAGGTTTTGATTTTAAACTGGATATGTTGGATGCGAAACTGGTTAATTACCCGTGTATGCATGACAGCACAGACTTGGCGGGGGCAGCGTTTACGACTTGTAAGAGTGTAGTGTTTGACCGCAGAAATGCTTTGTTGACTGGCAGGAAGCGTTGGTTGGAAGTGAAGAACTTTAGTAACCCGTTTAAGGATATTTCGGGTGCTGTTGTGTCTTTTAGGCAGGATAGCGTGACTTTGTATAAGGATGCGGGTTGCGTTTTAACTGAGCATACTTAAAGGGGGAACCATAGTTTCTTAGGTTCCATCTTTAAAATAACTTAGCTTCTCAATTTCTTCAACAGTTGCAACCTTACCATTTATAGTGCCGCCGTAAACGATTACCGCTACATATGCGTCTTTACTTATTGGTTGACCATTATAAGGCAGAGGTGCAACAATACCTACGGGCACTTGATTCTCTGCTGTAACCTTCTTAACTTTGCCATAGTAAAGTCGAACTATATCGTTTGGTTGTAAAGGCTCAAATGCCTTTAACATCAGAATCATACTCATTCAACTTTCACCTCTCGTTGGCAAAGTAAACATTTATTGTTTTTAATCACGCCAGCAGTATCGATGGTATCACGGTATGCTCTAATTATTGCATTTATAGCTGTGTTGAAGCTTGGAATCTTATCTTGCGTCTTACGCCAGTCATCAACAAGCTTAACCACATCATCATCAAAAACAATAGTTCTACGCTTCAATATTAAAGCCCCTGTAACTGCTTTAACAATCTGCCTGTTATTTCATCCTCTGAAGCACCCATTAGACAGGCAATTTCAGGTGAACCAACAATAACCTTGCCGTTTTCCACAGTAATAGTTGCAACTACCTCTTCCGATTCATAATCGCCCCCACAATGGACTTTTATCTTTAACGATGGCGCAACTTTCACAAACTGTCTAAGCTGTTGCGCGATAGAATTCACTGTATAGTTTCTTTCAGCTAAATTTCCACGAGCATTAATTATTGTATTTACCCAGTTTCCTAACCCGCATAAACCATCACTCATAGATAAGCAGTGAAAATTGCTATAGTCTGCTCTATTATAAGTGCAGGCTTCTTTTAGTTTATCAACTTCTGTTTTTGCAACAGTTCCAATTATATTTACAGTTCGCCAATTACCCATTATTTCACCACTTACACCATAAACACAACTGGTATAAATAATTTATCCAAAAACCACGGTGACTAGTTCACTCTCCCTAACGGGAGAAACAAACATTAAAGGAGCAAAAAAATATGACAACAGACTGGTACCCAACCCAAGAAGGAAGATTAGTAGATGGATTAACCATATCAGCAATAGCAGGAGGCGCAATCGTAGAAGGCAGCGCAGTCAAATTTGGCACTTCAGCATCAGGACAAATCACTGTGCAAGCAGCCTCAGCAATAGGCGACGGCTTCGCAGTATCAATCAAAGCAGCCAGCACAGGCGACCCCGTAGGCGTCCTAGTATTCGGATTGTACAAAATGACTATCGGCGGAACAGACTTAACACAAGGCAGTTTCGTCATAAACAGCGGCACAATCTACGCAGTTTACGCAGCCATCACCAGCGCAAACTATTTCAGCCTAGTTAAATTTGGCGGTGCAAGCCACATGCTAGGACAAGCAATGCAATCCGCTACAGCAGACGGCGACGAAGCAATAGTCTTCGTAGGAAAAACAGCTTAAACACTCGGAGGAATACATATGGGTTTTCAAAAAATAAACGAAATCTTAGAGAAGCCAGACTACAAGAGCATTCTAGAAACTGTGCAGTACCCAAAAAACAAGAATTACTTTGACTACGAAGAATACAACATTTACGGCACAGGCTACATGCAGCAAGGAACAAGAGACGCTTACAAAGTTGAAGCAATGAAGCAAGAAGACGCATTTGCCATTGCAGAATTGGTGCGCACCACGCCCTTCTCACTTATGGCGCGTGAGTTTCTGGCTCAGTCAGGAACCACAGGCATCGGCGGCGCAGCATACCTTGTTCCCACAAAAATCTTTCAAACACTACAAACATACGCAAGCCCCGCAGACATCATAAACGACGTATCCGCAACCGTTATTCCCGCAGCAGAAATCCCAGGCAGCACACTTGACATATCCATTGCTAAACGTGGAAGCTACAGCCCCACATACAGCACCAGCGGCGCTAAAGCAAACGAGGATGAGCTTGGCTTCACCAAAGCATCCTTAAGCTTCAGCAAAACCATAACTGTCAACTTCAACATTGGCAACGACCTCTTAGAAGACACTCCGCAACTGTCACTGATTGATACACACATTCGGATGGCAGGCGCAGAAATGGGCAAGAAAAGCACCACCGAAGTCCTGTCAGTAATGAGCAGCACAACCGACGGCGACGGAACCTTAAACGCGGTAACAGCAAGCGCAGACAGCACCACCTTTGCACAGATAGCACAAGCCGTCGACAAAATCGAAGTTGACGAGTTCCAGCCAAACCGACTGCTTGCAATGCGACACGTCATGGTTGACGCAGTAATGGCAGACACCACATACTTCCCATCAGGCAGCGTCAGCAGCTACAGAGACACAATCGCCAAAGCACAAGACCCAGGCTTATTTGGGCTACAATGGATAAGATGCGATCACTCAAGCCTATTCACCGCAGGCACCCACGCAACATCAAGCGCAACAGATTCACCAACCAACTGCATAAGCTACGTGTTCACAAAAGACTACAGTTACATTTCAGGCCGTAAACGTTGGATGCGCATAGAAAACTATAGCGACCCAATCCGCGACTTACAAGGTGCAGTTATCACTAGCCGTCAAGACACCGTTAGCATCTACGACGATAGCGTTTGCAAAATCAGCGAAGCTTAAAATAGCTAATTATAAATTCTTTTTCCCTTTTTTTGGAGATTACCAAATGATTCAAGCAAAAGTAACCTGCCCACGATGCAACCGTGAATGGATAGTGCAAGAAGGCGAATCTGAAGTAGACTGCAACTGCCACACTTACTGCGAAGACGGCAACAAACCAAGCGACTGCACCCTAACACCACAAACACTAAACCATGAAGTAGGCTGGCCTTACGGCATACACGTATCCTCTGGCAACTACAGCGACGACCCAACACACATCCAATACTACTGCAGCGTACATGAAAGGTACGGTTACAAAGTGCCCATAACTATCCCGGTAAATTGGGCAAGATGGCGCAGTAGAAGAGCACCAAAAAAATACAGGATGTTAAATAAATAATGTTTAAACGCAAAAAGAAACCCTTCAGTTTCCCCAATAAACCCAACAGGGGCGGAGTTGAAGAATGGCTCCAAACCATAGGCAACCGCAAAGAGGAACTTATGGACCTAAACAGTAGAGTTCCACATAACTGCTACACTTGCTGGTGGCTGCAATTCAAAGAGGGTTTAAGTAACCGAGTTTGTGTGAAACCTGGAAAACTTAACATGAAGGTTGAAGCGGCAGGCGTAGGCGTCTGCTATGATTATCGTGTTGACCCTAACGCTTTGAACAGGGCGCAGGGAATTAGTGCTTACATTTCATAGGTGGTGAATATATGACTAAAAGAAAAAAGAAGGCGGAAGGCGAGTTCCTGAGTGAATTAGCGGGTGCAAAAATTGATACGCCACAGCAAGCATCTGAAAAATTAGGATTAGAATATGATGCAAATCATTATCAAAAAAATAATGTTGAAGTCTTTGCGGAAATCTTGGATTCAGCCCCACAATTTCCAGTTTTCTCAGAAAAAGATGACGTAAACAGGGTAATCCAAGTCAAATTCATCCCCGCATACAACCAGTTTCTTGTAAAGTTACAGAGGTTTAAAAATTGCCTGAGCTAGAACCGCAAGTTGAAACCGCCACCGTAACCAACGATTTAGTGGACAGTTGGTACGGGTTAACTAAGCGACATCGGCGACAAAGATTGTGGTGGTGGTTTCCAACGCCATGCAAACCGTGTCTTCAAGGCAAAAACCTTAGGCGTTTCCACTTAACCTGCTTAACCTGTCCAGATAGAAGATTGGCTTTCAAAAAGTATGGAAGTGAAAAATTCACGCGGTACAAAAAAGTCATTATGGTTATGGAGTCGGCAAGTGGCAGAGGCTTCACGTTTCCTAAACGTTACCGCATTTACGGCTTAGTGATTCCAACAAATCCTGATGGAAGCGTGAATGGAATCTTGAAAAGTTACTTGCTGAAAGTTTTGGTGACGATTGCAGAACGCATAGCAGAGGCGTAGAAAACATGGAGAAAGTTGATGCTGTAGTCTGTACATACAATAGTGAAAAACACTTAGACGTTTGCTTAAACAGTATAATGCACAATGTCCCAGTCGACACTTTATATGTTATTGATAATTACAGTACAGATTCAACTGCTGAGATTGCACGTAAATACGGCGCAAACATCATATTCTATGATGGTAGCCTCGCAGAAGCACGACTGCACAGTTTTGAAGTAGCTAAAACACCCTACTTCGTTAGCGTAGACAGCGACGTGGAACTATGCAAGGGTTGGTACAGCAAAGTTAAATCGTTAATGACCTATGATGCGGGAGTAGTATGGGGTTTAAGCCTCGACCAACATCCACTGCAAAAAGCATATGCAACTTCAATGTGGAAACTTAAACCAAGCAGTGTTGATTCCATGACGCATTTACCAAATGCGTTGTTCCGCAAATCTGCCGTTTCAAAACTGCCTGTACCAAAACTTTTAAAGTCAGGTGCTGTGGCAAACGAGGACTTCTACATTGCAAATCAAATCAAAATGCGTGGTTTCCACTGTGTTACTGCCAGAATCATAAGCAAACATTATTGTGACCCCCCTTTAATCGACCACAAAACCTACTGGTATGGAGCATCCGCAAGAGTAAGCAAGGCGCATGGCTTCAAGTCAATACTGTTTCGTTTTGCACTAGGTCTGCCACAAGGAATTATTTCAGCCCTGATAAGCCGTAACTGTAAAGTACTGCCTTACTGGGTTAAATTCCGTTTCCAAGTCCTCTATGGCTGGCTACATTGGAGTCGCTATGTACACTTTAAACGTGATAAGCCATGATAAACTTAAATGTTGGCGTCGGCGACAACGACTTATTAGCAGCACCTCACCCAACCGATTGCTTAAACACTGATGTAACACGCCTCAACAATGTAGACGTAGTGTGCGACGTGGCACATTTACCCTTTAAATCAAAAGCGTTCAATAACGTTTACTGTTTCCACGTACTAGAACACACAGAAAACCCAGCTAAAGGATTAAGCGAGCTTGTGCGTGTTGGAACAGACACCGTTGAAATTGAAGTCCCACATCATTATGGTAGACGCGCAAAAAGTCAACACTGGAAAAAAGGTAACTATTCATTATACCACGTTTGCAGTTTTGGCAACAACTGGTTTCACCGTTGCCTCAAAAACTTTAGGCGATGCATAAAAGTACAATACACTTTCCCAAGGGATTTAGAGATTCATGTATGGGTTTATTTGAAGGAAAAAGCTTATGGCAACAACTGAACGGCAACTTTTTGTTTTCTTCCAATTTAATGGAGATAATAAATCCTTTTGCAACCAACATTGTCCCATCTGTTACGGTCACGACAAAACCTTCCTTCACTACTGGAATGGTGACGTGGATAAGTGGGAGAAAGCGTTTGAACGCTTAAACCGAGACATCTATTTTGTTATGAGTTACGGCGAAGCATTAGGAAGCAACGGCTTTTACGAATGCGTTGAAATGATTGGCAGGCACCCAAACTGGACATTATGCATAATCACTAATAACAGTTACAATCCGGATAAGCTTTTAGAAAGCAGACTTGCCCAAGAAGGCCGTTTATTCATCACAGCTTGTTGGCATCCGCTTGGCGTAGATAACTGCGAAACTGCATGGGAAAACTTTAAAGAAAACCTGCTTAAATACCAAAAAGCCCGTGTCCCCTTAAACGTTAGTTACGTCTGGTACAAACCTCAAATTCATTTGTTCCCAAAATATTTTGATTGGTTAGACAAACACAATTTCCGCGTAGTTGTACGCAGATACGTTGACACTCACTCAGCATTCAAGATTCCAGTAATACGCCGAATGAAATGGTTTGCTGGCAAAAGCAAACTCGCCGATTACACAGAAGCCGAACGCGGATTCCTATACTCTTTAACCTGTGATAAAGTTCGTAAGTACGGTTTAGACCTTGCTTCAACATTGGGTAAACCATGTAGTGCAGGCAAAGACATGGTACTTGTCAAGTATGATGGAACAGCAACTTTATGCGCTTGCTGCTATGGCAGGCAAGATCGCATCGGCAACATTTTCAACCCAGACTTCAAGCTTAAAGAGCATTTGACCAAGTGCCCCACTAACACTTGCGGCGGCGACTTTGGAATGCTACACTTTGAAGATTCAGAGTTTGGTGCACTACCAAAACGACTGGGTAAAGACAATTTCTTAATGCTTGTCGAGGACACACCGCAGTCAAGCCCAGTCAAGTATGAACATCGAAAGGAGATGCTAGAGTGGCTGGAAAAGTTGCGGTGTTAGGCTGGTACGGCCACGGCAACCTTGGCGACGAAGCCATGCTTGACGGCTTACATAACCTGTTCGATGGTTGGAACCTGCAGGTTTTCAGTGACAACAGCATCCACCCCTCCACCTATCCAAGTATTAACTTTGAAGCAGTAAACAAGTGCGACATGTTTGTGCTGGGCGGCGGGGAACTAATCTGTCCAGACCGCTTATTCATTCATAACCGCTTCCACAAGCTACTGCGTTACTCGCCTTGGACAGGAAAAGTTAAGGTTCCAAAAGCGATATTAGGCTGTGGAGTTAATGCTCATTCACCAGACATGCTGGCTGGCTGGGTTATTCGTGAACTGGAAAAGTTTGATTACATCGGCGTACGCGACTTTACTTCGCTTGAAATACTGCAGAGTTTTCCAAAGTTAAAAGAGAAAGTGCATTATTTTCCTGATTTAGCGTTTTCATCAAGCTTTAAAGCTCAAAGTTGTAAGCGTGAAGACTTTGCAGTTGTTGTTCCAACTGACCGCCACAGTACAGGCGACAAAGGCGTCTTCTGTAGGGATGTAGCGGAGAAAAGTCGTCGTTGGCTACACCGCAACCTTAAACAGTACAAGTATTCCGTGTTTTTAGCGTTTGGTAAGCAAGATAACGATGATTATGTAACCTGTGAAAAGCTATCGCAGAGATGCAAAGGTGCCACGGTGCAAGCAAACAATCTTGATGTTGTGGCCGATTACATGGCGCGGTGTAGTGCTGTTTATCCTTACAGGTTGCATGGCTTAATCTTTGCGTTTATGGCAGGCACAAAATGTTTTCCTTACATGTATCACTGGAAGGTTGCTCGTATGCAGCAAGCCCTCAAAAACATTTCTTTGGAGGATGTACAACGGCTGCAACGTGAAGAGTTTGCGCAGATGCTTAAAGTTACAGGAGTATAACAAGAATGTTTGAAATATTAATGTTGACGTTAGGATGCGCTTTTGTCGGAGTATTGTTTCTGGTAATACGGTTTGCGTCTATGATGGATGATGGAACTAATGATTAAAGTTATTGGAGCACAATAGAATGTCTATAACTGTAAACGCGGCGTTACTGAAAAGCCAGTTTAGCGATAGCAATATTGCTACTATTAGCGCTGAAGTGGTTTTAGATGGTGGCATAAATATGCTGAACGTTTTTGAAGCAGGCATACCTAATCTTACGGGTGCTGCAGAGTCAAAAACTGGCACGTACACAAGTGCTCAAACAGGCGCAATAATGGCTATGGCACAGCAAATTTACCAGAAACACTTTAAAAATGCGTCAGGCGCAAACGCTCAAGTTGCCAGTTTAGGCGTAACTTACAGTAACGACACACAACTGCTTTCTTTTGCGCGTACTTTAGCGTTTGAATTAAAACGTGTTAGACGATTCAGTAGAGCATAATTAATTATCCAAATTAAAGGAGCATAAAAAAAATGGTTAATGGCGAAACAGTAGCAGACGGTGAAGAAGCAACCACCACACTATTTAATCAAATGTTTCCTGTACACATCTCTAGAACTTCAGTTAGCGCAGACCTTTCAGGCAGCGCAGTAACACTTGTATGCATCCACGCTGAAAGAGCATTAACACTAAAAAAAGCCACTTTACTATACACGGAAGCGTCAAGTGCAGACGCAGGAATCACATTGGAAATAGGCAAAGAGTCAGATCGAGACTACTACTACACTGGCACATCAGAAATCAGCAAATCAGTATGGTACAGCAAAGACCTTGACCTACTTCAAACTAGCGTAACTGCAGGCGATACAGTAACCTTCTATAGTCCAGGCTCAAAATCGGGTGCAGGCGAAGTTATGCTTATAATTGAATATTACTACACGGTGAGTTAATGACTGAAAGATTTGCTGTTGACTCTGCAGTTGTAGGTAAATGTCGAGTGGGCTATTTCCGTGTGGGCGTTAAAAAACCGATTCTGGATGAGGATTTAAAAGTGTTGGAAGGCGTAAAATCTACCAGTATATACAAAACAGGCATTTATAAACCCGGAATTTACCGCAGCAATAATCCTTTAGATGAAGCGTTAATGGATTTGGAGAAGTAAAAAATGAGTTTTCCCCGCAAATTTCCTACAAGTGATGGTTTAGGAGTTGACGAACGCGACCACAACGCGATAGTTGACCGCGTAAACGGCATATCAGTTGAAGGTATAACAGTACAGTATCCCTGCTCCTATATTGTACGTGATAATGGCGGTTTTTATGAGGCTATAGATCAATTTGGAAACTTGACTTATGGCGGTTCAGCAGACGCGGGCACCGTTGACGGAGATAATGCGGCAGCCGTGATAAACGCGGCAATCGTAGCCACAGAAGCCCTTGGCGGTGGTAAGATTCATTTTCAAACAGGCAATTATACGTTAACCGATAAAATCCATATTCAAGACGACAACGTGTGGCTTGAAGGCGAAGGCATGGCGACCAAGTTCATACAAGATGGCGCAGTCGTTAACCTCATAGATTTAATTGGCACATTAGCCACGCCCATCTACAACATTGTTTTGAGTGATTTTCAAATTTATGGCGACACAGCCGACGCAAGACTCTTAAACGGCGGCTATGTTTGGCCGTTAACTATCAGAAATGTTAAAGTTGTTAATGGCGGCGCAAACACTGGCTACAGCGTAGTAGGCTTCAACAGGTGCTACCGGTTGTCAATGTTTGATTTTGACCTCGTAGACAACAACGACATAAACCTGTATCTTGACCAATGCCACAGTTTCTGCTGGACAGGCGGCAGAACAGGTTGGGGAACGAGTGGGCAAACTTCAGTTTTTGTTGTTGACACTTCATGCGGTAGTATCCGAGGGGTTACGTTTGAGCATGCAGGCGGCGCAGGCTTATCAATTACTACAGACGCTTATGAAACAAGAAGCATCACTGTTGAGGGATGCTATTTTGAACACGCCACAACTGTGGGTATTTCAGTAGCTAACGGTTTAGGAGCAGTTATCCGAGGCAACTACTTCAACGGAGACGTAACCAGCACAGACGGCATTTACGTTAACGCAACAGGCACCTTGATTGATGGCAACACTTTTGTTTCGCATACGAGCGCAAGCATAAGCTTAGGTGCATCAGCAACCGACACGGCGATTGAACATAACTACAGCACCGACTCCACGTTTAAGTCAGGCACTGGAACACGCACAACTTTCAAAGCTAACCCTTCATACATTACTGAGTCACGCGGAAGTGCAGCGGGCACAGGCAGCGAGGCATCTATCGCTCATGGGTTAAGTGCGGCTCCAAGCTACATTTATTTTGGAGAAATAGACACAACCGCCCTGCCCTACAGAAGCAGCGTATCCTCTACAACACATATCAAAATTACTGCGACAAACGGTAAATGGTTCAGTTGGAAAGCCGAGGTTTAAGCCTATGGTAAGTTTTGACGTTACACTTAGAACCCTTAGTTTAGGCGCTGCCGCTGACTCGTACACGGGCTGGTATCCTAAGACATTCACTGAATCCACAATCGACATGGTACTGCAGCCTGCAGGCGGAGTAGTTATTGGTTTACCCTGTGGAAGCCTAACGTTAAGTTACCGAAAAGAGAGGGCTTAAACTGTGACAAGCGCCAACCTTACCCGCCGAGCTTTAAGCCTTGGCAACCGCGACCCCTTAACAGGGTTATCAGCTAAAGTATGGACTGAAACAACAGTAAAGGGCAGCATCCAAAATGCTGGGTCAACGTCACTTGCAGGTTTATGGGCTAAATATCCCTGTACAGGCATTTTTCCAGGGCCAATGTATGTGGATGACGAAGTTAAAGACCTGAACAATTTTTACTTCACAGTTAAAACCAGCGAACACGTTAGCCAATTAGATAATCATGTTGGTTATGTTTGTAAACTGGAAAAGAACGAGTTGCATTTTGACCGCCAAAGCACAATCGGCACTATGCATCTTGACAGCGAAAGCTTACGCACTGACCCCCGTTACCGAACTAAAGACTGGCTAGACGATTACATATCAGATGCTAACATCACTAAAGATGACGGCGCCGCTGAAGCTTCATGGGTTATTATAACTGAAAAACCTGATTATAGTTTGAAAAGGGAGTTTCAAGATAAAAACGTTGACGTCATTGGCTATATAGTTAATGTTGATTCTAAACCAATGTATAATCATGTTCATTACCTTTATGCATTTAATGAATCAGTAACTATTAGGTTCTGTGCAGTTAACAAGACGGAGATAACCGCTGCTAATGTTTTAGAAAAGTTTGAGCAGGAAATACGGCATGTTCAATCCGATTACCCGTTAGGATCAATTCGTAACATATCAAGCATTAAAGATAATGACGAAGATTTGGGCGGGTTAACTATGCGTTGCCGCCTTGTAACGTTGGAGTACACCCGCGTAAATGATGATTACACGCCAACTTACCCTGCTTTTGATTATGGCATAGCCTTCATTTACGAGGGAGACCACACAGAAGACGGCAGCGAAGGCGATTGGACTCTTACGCAAGGCGCAGGCAGCACATGTACACAAACAGTCACAAGCGACAATAACCTGTACCTTGACCAAACCGTGTTTAGTGCTGACTCATCAACTGTTAACGGAACAAACCTTGCCCTATCCAGCACAGTTTATGGCAAAATAAGAATTCGCTACAAAACAAGCGGCGCAGCAACAGCCAAAGTAGTCTTAGGATTCAGCAGTGGAACACAAATAGTATTAGCCGAATCCGCATCAACAACATTTACAGTAGTAGACGTAGCAATTACCACAGCTAAAACCATCAACACAATAACATTGTACGCATGTGACGGAGTAGGCACAGTAACATACGATTTTGTAGAAATCTACGCTGGCACCTACATACTGCCCAACTGCACACTAATCGAACCCCCAGTAATGGTAAACGATGCAGTCACAGATATACCGGAAAGAGTTGGCAGCGACGACCAACCGTTAGGCAGCCAAAGCATGGAAGTCACAATGGAAGCAGACCTTGACATGGAACCAGCAGCCCTCACATGGAAGCGTCCGCAAACAACAACGCCGAAAACCGACTACAACAACCAAGACGTACTCACAGAATTACATCATCGTGGCAGTTTTTACGAGAACTGGACGTGGCTGGACCTTGGTAATCCAGCGATGCAGTTTAAAGCGCGGCTTATCAAGTTGCGTCCAAGCTACAGTGACGAAGCTGGCAGGGTGCGGATGGTTTGGCGTGAGTACCGACATGGAAGCGCAAGTGGTGAAACGGCAAGCGAACGATTCGGGCTGACACTATAATGACAGTTATTTTAAAGCTAACATGGCACAGTATGGATGACTATAGAACCTGCAAAATCTGCAAAGCCTTAAACGGCTACGAATGGATTATTGAATCAGGCAAAAACGTTTTCTACAACACCTTAACACACCCCGTTTATGGTGACGTATGGAATGTTAACGAAGGCAGCCGCGCACATGGGCACAAAAGCGATAATTGCCGTTGCCACATAACTTCAGAGTTTGACTTGTCAGACTTGTTGCGGAAAACCGAAAAACTTTATGAAGCAGTAAAAGCGGAGCATTAATTATGAGTTTAGCGGAAACCCAGCAAATCTACGATCTGCTTCTCAGAATAGATGACATATTAAGTGGAATCGAAGTTAAAACAGCGTCTTTAGAAAGAACTGCTCCAAAAACTAAAGAGGCTGTAGCGACAAAACGTGAATTACTACGCTTATTTTCACAGTTAAACATGGTTTTGTCGCAAATGGGTTTTCCAAAAGAAATAAATGGCACCGTAAGGAAACTGCAGGAAGCAATATTTTTTGTAAACGCTTTAACGATAGCTATGAAAGCTTTCGAAAGAGGCACCTTAATGGGTAACATCCTTGGAGTTGTTAGCGTAGTTGCGACAATGGTTTCGGCATCAAGTTTAGAAGGCTATTAACATGAATTTTCCCCAATTTAAAGTAAACATTACACACGACACAGTAAGCACAGACTACATAAACAGAGTATTTATTACAATCCAAGTTAAAAGACGCGAAAACAATTATGACGTAGCAACATTAATAGCTAAAAACCCGAAATGCCGCTATTACCTAACTCACATGGCAAAATTTGACGAAATCAAAATATACTTCAAAAGCCAGTCAAAATCCACTTGGATTCAAGTATTTGGCGGCAACATACGGCAGGCAAACCCAACCTTAGACAGCACACAAGGCGAATTATTAACCTTAAACTGTAAAGGATATGGAGCAGCCCTTGAAGAAACACATTGCAACCGTGATTACGGCATAGAATCCGCAAACCCAACTTACCCGCGACCGTGGAATATTTGGGGAAACGTCGTTGCAGAATTCACAAACAAAAGCTTTGCAGACTCAAATACTGGCTACGCATTAACACATGACTACATCACTGACTACTTCGCAACAGACATAAAATACGTAAACAATCCCTACCGCGCAAACATTGAAATAATAGATACAGTTTGCCAATTAACAAGCGCAATAGGAGCAGGCACAACCGCAGGCGCACACTGGATAGTTGATAACTCTAAACGTTTTCTCGTCGCTAAAATAGGCGATCACGCCGCAGGAGGCGATAGCCCTGAAACGTATTGGCCTGACTGGTGGCTGGGAACAGAAGCGGCAAGTACTTTAACTCAGGGAATCGACTTTACATCTTTCGGGGTTTTAGATAAGTCAGAAGAGTACGCTAACAAAGTTGTTTTAGTCACCGATTTTAGGAGACCATCATACGATTACTACACAGAAAACCACGCGGCTTTATGGAGCAGTAACGAATGTACAGTAGAGGCAGTTTCAACTACACCAACACAAGTTGTCGGTACACACTGCATAAAACTTAGCCCAACAAACCCAGCCGCCGCAGGCTACGCATACTTCCGTTTTAACCCAACATACGCTTTAGACGTGACAAAAATTGGCAGCATAAAAACTATACCACGCCTAAACTTTTACAGTTACAAACCATCAGGGCTAGATGAAACAAACACAAGTGTACGCCTCTACAAAACAGATTACGCCACAGACTACTTTGAATGCGTCTTTAACACAATAAGCCAAGATGATGACGTTTGGGCACACAAAAGCATCCCGATTGGTCCATACTGGAAAAGTGAAGATGTGAAAGAGAAAAATGAGTACAGTTGGACAGATAGTAGTGGTGACTGGGCAAGCGTTGCGGGTATAGCCTTTAAAGTTGCAGCCTTAACATACATTGGAATCGACGACTTACATATTACAGGAAAACTGGTTCGTTCAGCCTATGATAGCGCAGACATCACCGCTAAAGGTATGGAGTTCCAGAAAGTTCTCATAGCTCGTAACAGCATGGATGATTCATGCATTGCAGAAGATGACACAGGTTTTTCAGCGCGGATAGCTTTAGCTGAACTACTGCGGCGAAAAAAAGAGCCACTAACAATAACATTTACCATTAGTAAAATGTCTAGTGCGTCAATGATGGCTGGACAAAAAATTCATGTACATGCCTGCAAACAAATCGGTGGCACATACGCTATTGATGTTGCAATGCGTCTTTTAACAGTTCAATACGATTGTAGCATGCAAAGCTTTTCTGCAACAGTAACAGCTACCAGCGATTTAGTGAATAGTTCACCCATTAGTGTTCCAGACGCTTACGCGATGTGGCAGGAAAACATGTTTGTTAACAGTTCTGAAGCTAAAAACATTAGGGCAGGGGCAGAGGTTGACTTATTGATTCCACAGTTAGAGAAAGATTATGGTTAACTCTTCTTTAAGAACATGTTTATTCTCTGTTTTAATGCATACCACACCATTTTTACTTGGCATTTCCAGCAGGCAGACTCTGGATAGTAATGTTTACACTTTGTCATAGTTTCACCTTTATGGGTTGAATTGTGTTTAAGCTTTATTGTTTACGGCTCTACTTTTAGGCATTTCTTTTAGGGTTTAGCGAAAGCTAACGGTTCTCTCCTTTGGGTAAATAATAAAGATGCCCTATGAATATTTCTCTAAGCTCCCCCGTTCTGACAATCTTGCAAAGCCATTTTCCTCTCCACCCTCCAGTGACTTGAGAATGCTCTAATACTTCAACAGGTTCTCCACCCCTATAATACCTTATATCAGGTTGTTTAGTGCAAACAGAGGGTTCTATAAGTTCAAGAGCATTGTGACAAATTCGACATAAAGTTAAAACTTCCAAAGGTTTACCATAATCTTTGTGGTGCTTCTCTAAATCCTCAGTACTACCGCATATTTCACATTTATCTTTTAATGGCACCAATCGTTTTGCAGCTTCCCATGCTCGGCACTTTTCAGGATTAGCTTTTTTCCATTCCAATTTTTCACGTTTTGCCTTATCGCCAAGTTTTATTTTTGACTTCTTTCTGTATTCTCGTTCTTTCTTTTTGTTTTTCAGAGCAATATTGCACCTGCTCCCAAGAACAGTTCCAGCATACTATTGCGTTGCGACTGTTCTTAAATTGACAATCTTCTTTCATGGGTCAGTCTTCCCTTTCCCACTAGAAGATGTATAAGGTCGTGTAGCGCACCCTCTCGAATGCACCTTGCATTCTTTAAAGCAAAAGTCAGTGTAGGCATATTCACAAGCCACTAAAAAGACTGTACTTTCACACATTTTAAAGACGCTCCAAAATTGCTTTATACAACTCTTCTATTGTTTCCACCTGTTTTATGCCATAACGGTTACAGACAATATCGACATTACCTTTACGCCAATAACCTAAAGGACAACAAACGATTATTTTGTGTGAGTTCGCAAACAATCCCAGTTCCAATAGGGTAATTGGCGACATAGTTTTAGCATCAAAGTACATGGCGATTATTTCTGCTTGCTCTTGTGCATTTAACTCCCAATCCACTTGTTCTCTGAATTGCGGGTTATCTATTGATTGTTTCCAAGTTGAATCCCAATCGTCACGCCTTGGATTCAATATTAGAACATCCTCAGTTGATAATAGCCTAGTTAGCTTTTCCTGCCAGTTTTCAGCTTTACCCATCTCGATACTGCCCGCCAAGAAAATAGCGGTTTTATGCTTTGGCAAAAAATTGTTTGGAGCTTTTACGCTTATCATTTTATGTTTTCTCCTTCTTGGGGGCTATAGCCCCTTTTGTTGATTCATTTCTTAAAGATGCGCATTCAGCAGCAAAGCTAAATTTGTTAGATGGAACACGATAGATATACATTAAATGGCACTTGTGAGTTTTACAGTAAAGTTTGCCGTTCTTTTGAAACTGGAAATCGCAAGGTAACGTTTTTAAAGTTCTCATCATAGCTGTTTTTTCTCTCCTTCCCTAAAATTAATAGTGAACTTAGCTGGTTTACGCTGGTCTTTCTCCCACTCGATTGTATCAATTACATGCTCGCCGCTTTTAATTTCAAAAAGCAACTCTTCCAAAAGCAAAGCCTCCATGCCATCAGCCAAACGAATAACTAATTTGCCGTCACCCAATTATTTCTACGTCTCCTTTGTTGATTCATTACGCATATTTTGAATTGTTCTAATTCTAAAATCAGAACTTGCAAACGTCACCATGTAGTCTTTATCCCTTACAGAGTTGAGGCAAGTGTTATAGGGAATTGTAAAAGAAACCGAGAAGTCTTCAAGATGCACAGGCAGATTTTTTTGGTGGTCTTCACCCATTGCATCAAATGTTTTCTCAACCTTCAAACTTTTTAGAAAGGCATTAACTATTTGTGTTCTAACTTCTTTTTCTGTGGTCATGGTTTCGCTTCCTTATCTGTTTGATTCCTAATATGACTGTCTTCATTAGCAATGGATACGTCTTGTTTCCACTCTTCATGTAAACTGTAGCCTTTGCGCTCTAATTTCATGTCAGAACGACCAAAAATTAAAGTTAAAACTCGGCTACCATCTTTGTGAAGATACGTGCTACTGACAGCTTTCAGGTCATACTCTGGCGTTAAAGCGACAGTTGCTTCAACGATACCTACAGACCCCATACTTGTGAATCCCACAAACTCCATAGCAAACTTAGGCTTCTTTTCGCTCATAGTTATGGCAACTCCGTTTTCTCTTCTTGAACTCCATTAGCAACAGATGTAATGCAACAAGTACATTTTTCATCAATGCAAGTTTGAACTGCTCGATGATTGCAGATAGGACAAAAGCAATGGTCGAGGTCAGACTTCAAATTCTCATCCATACCTTGAACATCAACATAATGTTTGCTTGTTGGTTCTTGACTTAAAGATAATGGGTGATTTTCTATTGGCTTACGACATCTAGCGCATTGATTATCCATACCAAATTTGTTGTAATTTGGCTCTTTACATTGACAGTAAACTAATGCTTTCAATCGAGTTATTTCGTTATCTGCAACTTTAAGCAGCACTTTGGCGTTATGGTCGTTTAACTCAAGTTTTTTGTTGGCATCCTCAACCTTAACCTTTAATGATTCAAGGTCTTTATCTTGAACAGAGGCAATTTTACGGGTATAATCAAGTAAATCCTGAATTTTCTGGGCTTCCTTAAGTGTCACATATTCAGTATCCATAGGGTCATTAGATAGGCTGATTGCTAAACGAGTCTGTGTTTTCATTCTGGTTTATTCTCCTTTTGGTTTTGACTAAGAATTGCTTTAACTTCTTCTAAATCATCACTGGCTCGGCTTTGCAGGTCGTTAGCTTCTAAACTGTAAGCTTCATTCCAAGCAGCTATTTTTTCATCAAGAATTTTGTTGGCAGCCTCAACCTGTGCATAAAGCTTGTTTTTCTTTTCGACATAGATGTTACGGTTTTTCTTCCACATTTCAGCCTCATCTTTGGCTAATGTGATTTCTTTCTGGGCTTCCTCAAGCGGAACATACTTAACGCCTTGCTCATACAAAGGCCTATTTTCTCTTGCTCTATCATACGCCTCTTGATTGCCTAATGCCCCAGCACTAAAATCTTCAAGCCACTCTTTCCGTTTCTGCATTAACTCATAAACTGTTTTTGCTTTAGATTCTAAACTCATTTTTCAGTCACCTTGTCTTTTTGGTTGACAGATGGTTTTTTGTAGCTTCCCCAACCACAGTTTTTCAGGCAGAAATAACGCTTTCTTTGTCCTCTTACCGATTCACTGTTGACTAAAGCACCACATTTTGGACAAATTAAAAATTGTTTGCTCATGTGCCTTTTCCACCTTTCACGTTAACAGAAAATGGCTTCTCAGCAAGAAGCGCTTTCCGTTTAGCTATATAATACAGCACTACTGCATCATCAACCTTCTTTAAAGAAACAGAAAAAACTTTGGGTTTAAGATTAAAAATATCTTGCAAGAAATAACCCAAAAAAACGTATTGGGCAACCTCTTTAAATGATACCCAGAAAACAGAAATTAAAGAACCATTCTTTTTATTCATGTAATTTTCCCTCACCAACAGATGCTTTATTACTTAACGTTCCCAACATAACACCCTCTAATCATACAGTCTTTACATGAACCCTCTAAAGCGGTGCCTTTCCTTGGGCAGTTAAGCATAATT